CAACATTTTATTTAATGTCTAAGTTAAAAATAGAACCTAATAACATAAGTAAAAACTTGTGTGCTAATCGTTTAATAAAAGGGATCAAAGATAAGGCTTGTAGAGATCCTATAATGTGTACTTTTATCAAGCGTCTTTCAAAAGCCAGTTATTATGATAAGGATACTGGTAATTTTGTTCTTGATATAACGAGGTGGCATGATGATGTCGATCCTATATTTACTGCCTGTTTTTTTACGAACGTTGAATCACCTGATTTTAGAGATTTCTTTTGTGAATCTTTAAATATATACCATTCTTATTTATGGTACAAAGAACATATACCTTTTTTGGTTGATAATACTGTTATAGAAAGTGTTATGAGTTATGTTACTGAAAATAGATTTTGTCCTAAGCATATGGACATAATTGATGATGTTCCTCAAGAATTGTTGAATAAAACTGAGAGTCAGAATATTCCACCTGTGATGTTGCCTGAAATTCCAATTATTATGATGGCTGCTGATAGTCATTTTATCGATGAGGGTATTGATAATTATGTATCTGGAGTTGCTACTTCTTTTGGTATGCGTGATCAGTATTCCAATAGTGTTATCACAGGAGTTACTAATAAGGGTATGGAAGCTAATTTATCCAATATGGCTCTCAATCAAGGTGATGTTGATGATATAACTAATGAATTGCTTATGTCTGGTGTGTTGATGTTAATGCACGATGCTGAGGCGTTTACTCAGGATAAGGTTGATATTCAGATTCCAAAGAAGGAGGATCTTGCTCGTCTTATTCGTTCGTATAAAACAGGTACTGGTGTTGTTCCTGCTAAGAATTATGTTACTAAAAAGATTAGTAGTAATGGTAATGTTACTACTGATAAGAAGAAGCCTAAGACAAAAGAGGCCTTAGCTGATTTCTTAAGTACACTCATAACTGATACATTAGAAGAGCTTTTGGCTTCTGATGAGATTCGAGATAAGATTTTTCCGGGTGTATCTGTATGTGTATCAGCACGTAAATTTGAGATACTCAATGCTGTAGAATCTTTGAATATAGAAGATTTGGAGAGTATACATTCTAAATTGCGTATTTTTTTTGTTGAGTCTGCTCACTGTATATTTATGTCTTATATTGCTATGAAAGGCATTTTTGATTATCTATCTAGGAATGGATGGGAGGCTGGTACTTTATTAAACGATGGTGGTTTTTTTGACATTTTTATGCGACACTCATGTGGAACCATGGGTTATGACGAGGAAAAATTTAGAACTATATATGAAAAATATCCTTTTTTGCGATCTAGAAGTTATTTTGAAGGTGATGTTACGAAGTTTGATCAAAGTTTACTTTATCGTGTTCTTGGTTTCGTTGGGATATTTTTTACTACTTGGTATAATCTTAAAAATAAGTTTAATCTAACTATAGCTGGTAATGTTATATTTAGACTTATGTTTAAATATTTATATATAGTTCCTTTACAAAAATTATATGCTGTGCGAGGAATGATGTTTTCTGGTACTTTTGAAACATCACATGGAGATACTGCTTATCAAATGATAGTATTCTTTTGCTTTTTATCTGACTTGCTTACTAGGCATAAGAATCATCCCCAATATCAGATACTACGAGATGCTGTAGATTCTGGATTGATACAAAAAAGTTTTTTAGGTGATGATACTCTTTTAAGTTGGCCTACTGTTTTCAAAGATATGTTTGGAATGACTGGTGACTCTTATAAGGAGTTTGCGGCGCGGTTTGGTCTCAAGTTTAAATATTTCTATGAGCGACCGTTGATTGGTGTTGTAGTAAATACTAAAGTAGGTTCTGTATGGCATACTGTTCAAACCATGGTTAGTGCAACTTTTCTTAAAAATTCTATGTGCTATAACTTTGATGTAATTGATGGTACTAGTACCATGGTTGGTATTTTTCCTTATCGTTCTTCTTACGATCTTAAATTTAGGATCGGTAATTCTGATAGAGCTAATTCTACTATTGATGGGTTTATGGCTAAACTCATATCTGTCGCATATCTTAGTATTGGTAATAGGCAAGTGTATACTTATACTAAGTTAGTGTATGAATATGCACTAAGAATATATGGAAAACCCATATTTGATCGAGAAAGACTTGAAGCTTTAATGAAAGGATCTGGAGCTTTATATAATTTATTGCAAAATGTAGAAGATTTTGATTTTCCTGATTTTGACGTTCTGCGTGCTAGGCATGATCGTCATGTTCGTAAACCTCGAAAGCGCATAAATATGATGTTCGGTACTGTTAAAAATGTCAAGGAACTGTCCAC